AATCAGCGCCATTGCGTTGGTCTTGGCTGGCAGTTCGCCCAAGGCACCGATGATGCCGTTTACCTCGTCAAGCGAGAGTTCTATGATTAGTTTTACTGGCTCGGTCATGGACGGTTTGCCTCTTGTGCGGCTTGATAAGCGGCTATAACCGCAGGTGTCCATGCCACATTACAGATAGCCGCTACATTGGCGGGTTGGCCTGTCAGGTCTTGGCCCGGTGTCAGAGAAGTACGGTGGTAGGTCTGAGTCAGAACCTTGCCGTCCTCAATAATCCTTGTTGCCTCACGATACAGAACGATACCGTTCTCAGTAACTGTAACCTGATCTACGACTGTTTCTTTAGTGATTGCCATTTTGATACTCCTTTATAAAAGTCCGTCTACGCTAGTCTGGCGTAGATATAAGTTAAGTTAAATATGAAATTGAAATTGGAAAACCATGACTATTTCCACCTGGATATGTACCATCATACTTTGACAAAAGTAGTTGTGTTGTTGACTGTTGATTTATTCCAAATACATTACCAGTTACTGCGTCTTCTCTACCTGCACCAGCAAAATTATTTTTTCCTATTGCAAATGGAAGACCAGCAATCAATAAAGACTGAGAACCTGTTCCATTAGTAGTAATTGATGGGCGACAAGTTATTGTTACCATGTTTCCTACTTTTGTGTAATTACCTGTTCCATTTACAACAGTAGTTAAAGTTCCAGCGGCTGATGTTAATGAAGGTGTCCAAGTCCCCTCCTCATAATCATCCAGCGTGTTTGCATCAGTCGATGCGGATTGTGATGCGGGGAAGGCTATACCAGTTCCGGTGGCCGAGGTGTTACCGCCTGATAGACAGAGGATTGGTGCGCCAGCGTTAATACGCATACGCTCTGTGTTGTTGGTTTGCAACACTAATGGGGATGAAACGCTAGGGCCAACATAAACTTCACTACCAGCATTGTTTGCCAAAGAAATAATGCAGTCGTTTGTTCCTCTGGTTACCTTAACTTCTGAACCATTGTTTCCAGCAACTTGTAATCTAAATGTTGGAGATGCTTCGCCAATCCCCACCCTACCGCTTGAGTCAATCCTCATCCGCTCAGAGCCATCAGTATTAAATACAATGGTTCCGTTAGAGCCGGTGTCGGTGACTTCTACTTTGCTATCCCCTGCCTCAATCTTTGTTGCACTGTTGTAAGCCACCGCTGTGAAGATGTCATTAGCAGCAGCACCCGTAGCCAGCACAACCGTAGTGCCGTTTGTAGCCGTAAAATCAGCCGAAGCCAACAAAGCACCGTTTAGGTAGACCGAGATCTGACCAACGGTGTAAGTGACGTTAAATGTGGTCTGAGAGGCAGTAGCCGTGATCTGAGTTACCGTGACCGAGGTTCCACCACCGCCGCCACCGCCACCACCGCTTTGTGTTACCCACGACAGAACACCTGCACCGTCCGTAGCCAAGACTTGATTGTTGGTTCCGTCTGCGGAAGGTAGCGTGTAAGTTGTAGAACCAGCCGCAGCGGCAGGGGCAAGGCCCACATAACCAGAGGAGGAACCAGAAAGACGCAGGGTTCCCTTGACATCTAATTTGCTTCCTGCCGATGTCGTGCCAATACCCACGTTGCCAGATGAATCAATCCGCATAACCTCTGTGCCGCCTTCTGTAAAGGCAACCGTGTCAGCGGCGGGGAAAAACATACCCGTATTTAAGTCACCAGAGGTTGTGTAGGCGGCTGTACCAGCAGCACCCGCAGCAGTAATAACATAGCCAGCGGTTGTAATATCTCCAGAAGTGTCAGCGATTGTGACTGCTGAGTTTTGGACTAACTTGCCTGTCGTGCCATCAAATCGGACCACGGCATTATCAGTTGCGCTCGCTGGTCCAACTACATCACCTGATCCGGTTGCAGGGGTTACCCACTCAACATCAGTAGCACCGCTGTTAAGTGCTAATACTTTAGTACCGTTACCAGTATAGGAAGGCAGTAGATTTATTCGAGCATTAGATGCTGTTGATGCTCCAGTACCACCATCAGCCACAGCCAAATCAGTAATGCCAGTAACAGAACCACCAGTTATGTTAACATTGCTTGATGCCTGTGTTGCAATAGTACCTAAACCCAAAGTAGTACGAGCAGCAGAGGCATCGGCATCATCTACTAGGCTTCTTCCAAATGAAGTAAAATCAGTAACAGCAGCGGTGCCAGATCCGGTAAAATAAGGAACCTTGTCAGCAGCAGAAGTTAAACCAGCAATTGCTGCTAGTTCGGCATCATAGGCTTGTACGTTAGTTCCGATAGCAAGTCCTAATGCAGTTCTAGCATCAGATGCTGTAGTAGAACCTGTGCCTCCATTAGCAATTGGCAGTGTACCGCTAATATCTGCAGTGCTGATGTCTAACGCATCCCAAGATGAATTAGTACCATCAGTTTTAAGATACTTACCAGAGTTACTAGTTTGAGAAGGGAGAAGATTATTTAGTGCTGCGTTAGCAGTTGAAGCACCAGTACCACCGTCAGCAATTGCCAAGTCTGTAATTCCAGTTACGGAGCCACCAGTGATATTAACATTGTTAGCCGCCTGTGTTGCAACTGACCCAAGACCAAGTGTAGTTCTAGCCGCAGAAGCATCAGCATCATCAACAATGCTACGACCAAAAGAAGTAAAGTCTGCTACTGCAGCAGTACCAGAACCAGTAAAGTAAGGAATTTTATCTGCTGCACTTGTTAGGCCAGCAATAGCAGCAAGTTCTGCATCATAGGCTTGCACATCTGTGCCAATTACTAGACCAAGGTTGGTACGAGCACCTGAAGCATCACTTGCACCAGTACCGCCATCAGCAACTGCTAGATCAGTGATGCCTGTAATAGAACCACCAGTAATAGTAACATTACTAGATGCTTGCGTAGCAATAGAGCCTAATCCAAGGCTGGTACGAGCAGTGGCACCAGATTCAGTTACAAAGTTAGTACCGTTACCAACAATAAAGTTATCATCTGTTGGCGTTAGGCCAGCAATGTCAGCCAGTTGTGCATCGTAGGCTTGAACATCTGTTCCGATTGCAAGACCAAGTGCGGTTCTCGCTGCTGATGCGCTAGTTGCTCCAGTACCACCATTAGCGATAGGTAGCGTACCAGTAATATCAGCGGTAGAGATGTCAAGAGCGTCCCAAGAAACATCAGTACCATCTGTCTTTAGATATTTACCAGCGTTAGTGGACTGACTTGGAAGAAGATTATTACGAGCATTCTGTGCCGTGGAAGCGCCAGTGCCGCCATCGGCAATAGCAAGGTCAGTAATACCAGTGATAGAGCCGCCAGTAATAGCGGCAGTAGGGATAGTAACAGTACCAGTAAAGGTAGGACTTGCTGTATCTGATTTAGAGTTTACTGCTGTTTGAATATTACTAAACTCAGTATCAATCTCTGAGCCACGAACAACTTTACCTGTGTTTCCGCTAGGTAAGGAATCTTTTGCTGTAAAGTTGGTTACTTTGGTGTAATTTGACATAAGTAGGTACCGTAGTAGATAGAGATGGGCTTGTACTACTTTATAATTTTCTTTAGAACCTTTATCAAAGATGCTAAAGAAAAGCCCCTTGTGAGGGCAAAACCGTTAAGGTAGAAGACCCCGCCGAAGCGGGGCCGTTACTATTAGCCAGGGATAACCAGAGCAACAGCGGAGGTATCACGCAGTTCACCAACGCCATACAGCGTGTCGGCGGTCAGCAGCGTAGCAAGGTACTCTTGCTTGTACTGAGTCTGAACACGAACACCCAACTGCTCAACCAGCACGCCAAACTCAGGATGTGCCATCAAGCAAACACGGGGGTTGGTATCGTTAGTGTCAGAGGTCGTAGCGGTATCAGCATTGGTCGAAACATAGACCTTGATGCCATAGACGTCACCAATCTGACCGTTGCGGATCGTGTTGCCGTTGCCGGACTCACCAGTAAAAGCCTGCTCAGTAAAGCGAGCCAGACCCATCAGCGTGTTACGAGCAACCGGAGGAACGATCAGGAAACGACCATCCATCGGAACGTCTTGGTCATCCAGACGCTGAATTGCACGGCGGATGCCTTCGTCAGTCAGAGCAGTCTCGTTACCAGTGTTGCTGTTGGCGGTTGCATCAAATGCAGTAGCGCCATCACCACCGATGTAGCCGTTAGCGTAAGCAAACGTAGCAGCAGATCCGTTCCAGTTGCCGCCCTGTGACAGACGACCCAGACGAATAACATCGGTGTCCAACTGGGTAGCCAGAGCATAGCCAGCGTCATCCGTGTAGAAACGGCGCAGGGAAGACATAGCCTGAACTTCAGCCAGATCTTCAATCAATCGGCTGTACTCAAAGTGCTTGTCGATAGAAACCGACAGAGCCGTACCACCAGCAGCAATCAGAGTGACTGCATCGGTAGCGGTCTTAGCAGAAGCAGAACCACGAGTAGGAGCAGGAAAGTAGACCTTGTCGCCTTTCTTGCCTTTGAAGTTCATCTTCTTGATGAGGTTTGCTGCTACGAGGTTCTTCTTGTAGGCAGCAACGATCTCGTCAGACCATACTTCAGGTACGAAACCAGCGGTATCAACTGCAGATTTTACAACTGCATTATTTGGAGCAAATGCGGTATTAGCCATTTTAAAATTCCTTTATTAATAGTGTTAGTTTACCTAACCCTACCTTCTCTATAGGCCGACATAATTTCATCTTGCATCATGTCGTACTTATCAGGGTTAGTTTGCATGAGTTTAATAATGTCTGCACGCCTAAAAATCTTCTTGGTAGGTGCCTCATCACTGCCTGACGATACGGTGGTAGTCGCTGCTCTAACGGCTTGGCTTCGTGCCTGCTTCTCTGCTGCTACTGTCTGCTCTACAGCGCCTCTGCGGTCTTTATACAGCGACAACAGTTCGTTTGCGGAGTCATAATCGTAGTGCTGGTCAGCCCTAACAAACAACTCAGACCTAACTTTTGATGAAGCAACCCAATTTTGGAAGTTGGGATCTCTTACAACATTTTGAAAGTCAGGGTGAGCACTTTGTAAAGCATTTAAAGCCTTTGCTCTTTGCATCTCAAGATTTAACTGTTCTGCCTGTCGAATCTTAGGATGGTTTTCTATAGCGTTTTCTACCGCCTTCCTCGGGTCAGCGAAGAAGTCAACCTCTTCTGAAGGTTGGGCCTGCATTTGCTGCTTTGCTGCGGCTTGGGCACGAATATAATCGTCTACAATCCTGCGTAACTCACCAACTTCGCTACCTTGTCGGCCAATTAACTTCTCAGCCTCCATGTGCATCTGAGCGATGTCTTTTGCGCTTTTACCCCGATACTTGTCAGGTAACGCTTCTCCATCCTCTTGCACTGCCTCAATAGTAGTGGTATTATCCTCTACAGTGGGGGTAGTATCGTCAGTCAATACAGCAGAAGTTTGTGACTCTTCCGAGCCGTCCTCAATAATCACAGCCATCATGTCTCTCCGTGCTTAACAGCATTAAGAAAAGAACCTTTAAATTGTGCGGGGGTTCCTTATCCGCTTACTTCCATTGGTCAGAACGACCAGTTTTGCGCTCCCAGTTAATTCTATCTTGGCGCTTGCGTTCCCAGGCCATTGAAGCGCCAGGGAAATCACCAGTAATGCCTTCTAGATTAACTCTAGGAGCAGCGATGAGTCTGGTTGCGTCATTTCCACAGTGCGGACACTGTATGACTTTTTCAGAATCATCGATATATTTTTCAGTTATGTGGCCTTTGGCACACTGAAAGTCAAAATATCTTTTCATTTAGTTCCTCGTAGGCTTTTTCAGACAAATCCTTTAATCCAATAACGTAGTCTAGGATGTCTACTTGTCCTTTACGGAACTCTACTGTGTCTTTATCGCAGTTTCGGATGTTTTCGTACTGTGTACGCATATCCAAAAGGTCTTCTATGAGTTGTGTCCACGCCTTTGTGGACATCATAGAGAGCCTATCTTCGTAATATTGTTGTAATTCTGGCGATAGTGGCATTATTATACCATTATTTAGTTAGTTTGTCAAGTATTTTCTTAACTTTTTGTTTAATTTGTTTAACTTTGTCTAGAAGCCACGACTTGCAGGTTTGCAATTTCTTTGCGAGTATCAATGTCTTTCTCCTTTAGGGCTAGATTTGCTACTTTGACACGCCTTTCAAAGTCATCAGTAGCGTTGGGACCAGTGCCTAAGTACTTAGACGCTGATGCAGCGATGCTGGCCTGTAGTTCTGCTGGCATCAACTGTGTTTCAGTGACCTCTTTCTGTGCTCTTGCCTGCTTGAGTGTAACATCTGCCTCAAGATCAGCCATCTCCAACTGTGCTTTTTGCAATTGCATCTGCATTGCCATCTGTTGCATCTGTGCCTGCTCTGGATTAGGCTGTGACATCTGAGCCATCTGTTGTAGCAGTTCCTCACGGTTAGACAAACCACTGTTTTCAATGATTGCAGACATGACCATCGGAACGATAGGACTGTCTGGTCCAAGTGTCTTTAGCAGATTCATGAACTGCATCTGTTCGTATTCACGAGCAACGATGCCAAGATTGCTGGTCGGCACAAACACAAAGTCCTGTGCAGGGTAGCGATCAGGATCAAACTGCATAAACCGATAGGCAGATTTAGTCACAAACGGAATCAAGAACTGCTCTTGGAAGTTAACCAGTGTGCGCTTATTCTTCTTAATGATTGCTGACAAGGCAGGATTCAAGCCACCACCATCAGCCGTAGGCGTGGTGCTATCGATAGTTGATGTTGCCATCAGCATCATCTTCATGAACTCGCCAGCGGTCTGCAGATTAGCAGGATCGGTAGTGCCAAACTTAAACGGTTGTAGCACTTCATTTGGATTACCGTTAGTCAGGATAGTCTTGCCTGGTCTAACTTCAAACTTGGCACCACGAGGCAGACGAGTAGCATCAATGCCCATCATCGGCACTGTGGTCAATGCAAGGCTATCCAGATGAGCACGAATCTGTGCATCGATGGCCTTTTGCATATTGTAGCCTTTTTCAGCGATGCCACGGCCCCAGAAACGATTGGGCATAGAGTCATACTGGAATGCTACGATTGGACGATCCTGCATCATGTAAGGCGATAGTTCAGCCTTGAGCACATACTCATCATTAGCGATGACAACGATTGCTTCTACCAGTTCTGTGTAGTCAGCGGCTTCGGTGCCATACTCTTCAGTCTTCTCGTTAAAGAGGGATGTAATCTCTTCATCATCTTTGGCTTCGATAAGAAACTTAGGCACAAGACCGTAGTAGCGAAGTAACTTAACCTTGTCTTGCTGGTACTCAATCTCTTCCTGTACTGGCTCAAGATCAGTGTCAACAGCGGTAGGACCAAGGTTCATTACCTTCTCATAGACACCGCTTTCCATGCCAGCAACAACACTGTGGATAGACACATACTCTTCTACTGCACAGCCCATTGCTTCTTCAACATTGGTGGATACCGGATCAATTAAGAAGTTCTTAGGATTGATTGGTTTTAGGCCAACATTGAACTTAGTTCTTTCTTCTACGCCAACAGCAGTGATGCCCATCTCTGCGATTGGCCGCATTGCTGGTGACTTCTCTGTCTTCTCAGAAACAACAATCTCACCGATGCCAGTGCCGTATACAGCACCAAGAAGGATAACATCACTGATGTCTTTACGCACACGGTTGCGC